ATAGTATACTGCACGAATGGATATAATATAGAATACTCTTCATTTAATAGCATAGAAGAAATACATATCCCTACTAGAGATATAGCTATTCATGGAGATATACCTTCAGTAAGGAGAGCCATTAGATTATTAAATAATGACCCTAAGTTATCAGAGAAAATAGAACCTGTTATCTCTAATAAAATGAAAAAGAAAATACAATTAAAAAAGAAGCATAAGGTAAAAAGATATTACGGACTTATAAGTAAGAAAGGGTCTTTTATAGTAGACTTTGATTAAGCGTCTCTTTCCTTTCTTAAACCTAAATAATCGTCTAAGTCCTCAGGTAAGAATGTATAGCTATTAATATCAGCTGTAATCTTTTCTAAATATTTAATATTTACGTATACCTGTTTTACGTATTTCTGTCTATCTTTATGAAAATAATCTCTAACACTATACTCATTCTCCCTATAGTTCCATACATATAATCCATTAGTAAATAAAAAGTAAAACTTCCATTTACGAGGTTCTTTCTTTTTTATTAAATACTCTAATTTATTATATCCGAAAAATGTCTCTTCATATTCCGTAAACTTGCAGTATCTACCCTTACATTCAGCTACTATTTCATTATTTCTAAAATCAACTTCTTTTTTATTATTACGATATAACTTAAACCTATCGTCAGGATATACATGTTTATTTAAGAAGTAAACTACTAATTTCTCATTCTTTTTCCCATTTTCTAAATCAGTCATTAAGTCCCACATATTTATACATTCTTATAGATTTTAATTCTTTAAATAAAAACGCGATTTATTCTTCTTTTTCTTGTTCTTTTTTAATATAAACACTCTGAGCCACACCTGTAGAATGCCCCATTACCTTAGCGTCTTTCTCCATTTCTTCTTTTACTTTACCATACTTAGAACTTAAATAAATCTTTCTTAACATGGTGGTAGATATTGACTTCCCCATTCTCTTTTTAGTTTCTTTTAAAAGTAATTGACTTAATGCATTCCTAGATAATGGTTTACCTGTAGAAGACTTAAATAATACACCCATACCATTAATACGAATATATAATCTTAATAGTTTCTCTAAATCTTTAGGGATATCTATATCTAACTCTTTATATTTCGCTGAAGTCTTATAATTATTCAGAACCATAAACATTTTATTTTTATTAATAACTAAATAGTTCTTTTCTTTTTTATCTTCTTCAGATAGTTTATTATATGCTCTCTTATTAATAGCTTCCATACCTGCGAGGTCATTCCTCATAGGTAATCTAGTATAAATATTAAATATAATATATGACTGAAGTAATGCTTTATCTTTAGCAGTTAAATCCTCTTTCTTTTTTATCTTTCTATTTTTAATTTCAGTCGCCATATCGTTAATCATGTTATTCACCTCTGAAATATCTACGAAGTTATTCTTTTGTTTATCACTAATAACTCCTGTAGCTTGTTCGTCTTCATATTGTTTATTTAGTGCGTCCCTTATCTCTACATACTCCTCTATAAGAGGGTCGTCCTTCTTATCTTTTACCGCCATTAAATAAACTATAACTGCATTATAATAATTCCGCTGAGTTGTAAAATGTAATTCAGAGACTTTATCTTTAACATTATCAGGCTTATCTAAGAACTTAAAATTATCTGTATCCATGAGTTTCTGTAATTTTAACAGGTTAGAAGTATACATTTTAATAGTGCTATCTTTAGCATTCGGACGAGATTTCTTTAGTGTTTCCATTAGATTATCTTTATCGCTCATTATATATTTTAGTATATAATAAGATTAAAATAAAAAGAATTAAAAAAATAATAAAAGTCCTGAAAGTCCTAAAAATAAAAATTAAAAAAGTAAAATCTTAATATGAATAATTATAGCTCTTCATATTCTATTTTTATAGGTTGCTTTTATTTTAATATTTTTAAGGACTTTAAGGACTTTATAAAAAACTGAGGACTTTAGAATATATTTTTATTTATGTAAACATGACGTCTACTTTTCCGTCTGAAATAGTCATTACCTTCTCTACCATAATCCAGCACCTAGAAGTAAATGGTTTCTCTGCGTCAGTCATAGTATCCAGTTTAGAATGAAGTTCTAAACCTCTGCTATCTACACGCATTCCGTCATTAAAGCGGTATGCAGTATAGAACTGCTGACCTAATAGCTGGTCTTGGTGAGTTCCACCTACAGCATGACCCTCGAACTTATTATCAGCGATAGAATAACCCTGACGAGCATACATAGACCTAGCGATATGAGGGACGCCTCCCTGAGCGTCCTGAACTCCGTGATAATGAAGAGCTGAGTTAGACCTATCAATAGGATAGAGAAACTTATCATTTTTCTTAAAGTTAGCGGTAAGTTTTCCGTATACACCCTTAGCGGTGCTTTCAGGTGCGATAGAACGATAATCACAGAGAACCGACTTAATAGGTCCTGAGGCAGTAATATTTTCTGAAGTAATACCTACGATAGCACGTCTAACCACACGACCAGCACCTCCCACATTTCTAATCTGATTTTCCCACTCTGTAGCTGTCGCGAGAGTAGTCTTAGTAAGTCTAGGTTCTAAGAAAGTGTATCCGTAATTAACTCCACGATTTTTCATGTATGCCTCCATTTCGTCCACGTCTAGAAACGTGTAATCAGCGATAAGACGTGTCTCTGCTGTATTGATAGAGAATGCTTTAGTAAGGTCTCCACCTGAAGCGATAGATACTCTCTTCTTAGGGTCTGAAAAGGTAATCTCTAACTGCACGTCTTCATTAATTTTAAAAAGTGGTAATTCTTGTCCGCGGAGGCAGGGCACGAGGTCGTCTAACCTTAGAGAAAATACAGGTTCATTATTTAATTTCATGAAATCATAAGTGCTATGATTAGTATTCGTAGCTACAGCATTTACAACCTTCTCTTTACCATTATCTATTGTAATATGGCTACTCTGGTTAGCCTTTCCGTCGTCATAAGATAATCCCATAGATAGACATTTACCTTCTAGATACTGGTCTCTTTCTTTAATAACTGAGTGGTCTGTAAAGACACTTTCGTAAGCGTGAAGGTGTCCCCAGTCCTGAACTTCACAGATAGTCTTACCTCCAGACTTAAATGAAACTCTTTCTATTAATGCTCCTATACCTACGGAGAGAGGATAGAAACTTTCAGTATCAGGGTCGTTTAGACAGAAGGTAATACGAGAACCTGCGTTTAAAATACCTTTATTCTGAAACTGAAATCTGCAGAACGTTTCACTCTGAACTACTGGCTCTAGAATATCAGTATCTATACGAGAAGTAGGGTCGGTCATGACTGGACCAGCACGGAGAAAATCAGGCTTAGTAAATTGAGACATTTTATATTTATAACTTAATAAATATAAAAAATAAATAAAAAAATGTTAAAAAATTAAGTATAGATATTAATCATAATAATTACCGAAATCCTCCTCTATTTCTCCGTTAAGTCTCTGTTGTATTCTTTCCTGTTTTTCTTCTCTTAATTGTTGTAAAACCTCATAAGGACTAAATAGCTTAGCGTCCTCTACTAAAGTAAGGTGTTCGTAAACAGGTAAGACGTCTATAAAATAATAATCTATTTCATTAGTAAATCTTATATAATCGTCTTCACTATCTTCTTTCCATTCTTCTATCTGTTTATCTAAATCCTTCTTCATGCTTTCAGTTCTCATATTCATAATTAGAGACATTAAATCCTGAGGTAAATAATTCGCGTTATTCATTTTAAAATTAACTACATTCATTTTTTTAAATACTTTTATAATTAATTATAGATATTAATTATTATCTCTTTAATTTTCGCGATTTTTAATTATAAGGTGTAATATAATCTAATGGTTTATAATTACTTACATTTTCTCCGTCTATACCTAATATATTTTTCTGGTTATAATAATATTTACCACTTAATACGAAAAAGAAAGTATTATCAATATATTCCATGACTTTATTATAATTTTTTTTATTATCTTTTATCTCTTTATCTTTTTTCATTTCTTCAGTTCTTTTTTTCAGAATTAGAGAAAATATATCTTCAGGTAAATAATTCATTTATATTTATTTATATTTTTATATTTACGAAATAACCTGAACCTGTCCCTGATTGTATACTAGAGTATTCTTATGGTGGACGAAGACGAATGCACTATTAGGGTTATTGTCGTCTAATGCTAGGTCTAACTGGAGACCCCACGCTTCACGAGAGAAGTCTGCTCCGTCTGAGCCTAGAGTATCATAAGCTACACCTACGCCGTAAAGGATACCACCCTGATTTACGTCATTATCGTCAGTAAGATATCCCTTCTTACACGTAGAAGGAGATACTAGAGTATGACTAATCTTCTTAAATGGTAGAACTGAGTTCATGAAGTTTCTGATAATCTGAGGGTCTACTTGGTGAGTATTTCCTGTCTTCTTAAAGGACGTATCAATATTATAGTCTAATGGATAACGCATACCTCCCTTAGTCATTACTAACTGAGAAACGTCTGCGATACCTCCTGCTCCTGTAAGAGGGTTAATCGTCTGGAGAGAGTTAAAGTTTAGATTGTTGAGATAATTGGAGGGGACGAAGTTAACCATAGTAGAGGATACTCTGTTAAGACCGAGCGAGAAGTTAAGATTAGCATTCGTAGAGTTGATAGTGGTGTAGTATCCTGTAATAGAATTATATTCTAGAGGTTCAGGTTTAGCTTCTACCTGTTCGCTGACTTCACATATTAACTTAAGGTCTGTAAGTTCATAGAAAGCACCTGTTAAACCTCCTGCCGTAGCGTCTCCGTCTTTAGCATATAGCACCATGCTATCGGGTGCGAGGTGTATAGAAAGCATACAGCCCCCGATACCTGTCTGGCTACTAAGATTAATACCCGAATTACCCATTAGGAGACCTGTAGGGACATGCATACAGAACTCATTAGAGTTAGCTCCGTCTCCTTCTCTGATAACTGATAACTGCTGTCCGTCTGTAGAGGGTAATGTAAGA